GCCGAGTTTGTTTGAACCGTCGTCGTTGTGCTAGTCCACGAATTTATCTGCGTGTCTGATACGAATCTATCTGTAGTAGTTTCGAGAATCTTTGAAGTTGGAAGAGTTGGAATGTCTCCTGATGTCAGAGTAGTTCCCGCCGTGACTTGTCCATATGCGTTGGTTGTTACTTTTGTATATATTCCGGCAGTTCCAGTCGTCGATAAGGAAAGAGTCGGAGATGCGGAAAGATATCCACCACCACTCAACCCAACACCTGCAATTATTTGTAATACTCCTCCTAGTTTAGTGTTCATTTGAGTTTGTATATTTGCACTTGTTCCAGACAAATAACCCAAGGTTGTACTTGTTATACTGCTCTCTGTTATAATATTTGAATCTGAAATCAATACCTTATTCCCAGACAACGTATTTGATGCAATTGTTGATGTTGTAAGCATTGGTGTAGAAAATTGAACACTCGTCCCATCATCTATTATAGAAGAATTTCCAACCGTTCCGGATGTTACGAATTTCGCTATTTTATTAACCGTTCCAGCTCCCATTCCCGATAGAGATTGGACTTTTAATTGCTCTATTTGATTTTGGATGTTGGCGGAAACTCCATTTAAATATTCAAATTCTGTACTGGCTATATTTCCTGAGCCAATCTTTGTAGCCGGTATTTGTGGAATATCTGCTGATGTTATATTTCCACCCGAAGTAACTCTTCCATACACATCTGTTCTAACTTTTGTATACGTCCCCGATGTCCCTGTTGTTGATAGTGATAACGTTCTATTAGCCGAAAGAGTTCCACCTCCAGTTAATCCGGACCCAGCCGAAACAATAATTGTTTTGTCGGTTTTTGTTGCTGATAGATTTGATAACTGTGTCTGTGCATTTGCTGATAAAGAATTTACATAATTGTATGTTGTAGCAGATAAGTGATAATATTCAGATAATGTTGAACTACCCCCTTGTATACCCACCAAATCATTATGGTTGCTTACTCCTCCGGATGCCGCAAAATCAACAAATATTGATTCGACAACACCCGAAGCTGCTCCTTTTTGAATAATAGCGCGACCAATTAGCAAACAATGATGCTGAACAATATTAGGGACCGATGGAACCAACTCAAGTTTAGCGCCATCTAAACCATTATATTGATTTGTTCCATAAACCAAAAATATTTCTTTTTCATCTCCTATTGATCTATAAATCCAACGAACAGCATATTTATTGTTGTCTAGTGTTACAAGATCCACCCCATTATCATATCTTAAATTATCATACGAACCCGATGTTCTGTTATATGCCCAATTTTCCGAACTATGATAAACTTCTGTAATGTAATCCGTCGCAGAATCAAACGGCAATATGTTGTAAGGAATGGTTCCAGCAAATACAACAGCGGATGTAACTGCGATATTCCGCGTTGGATATTCCGAAATCATCAATCCACCATCTATACTTCTCTTATATGGTTCTGTTGATGTTAATGCAAAATCTATTTTCGTTGCTAATCCAACACCCTTACTGTCGTGACATATTCCGTGAATATTTCCATTTACATTCCAAAAAACATAACAAGCAACAATGTTTGATTGATTTATTAGATGTTTGTTTGATTCTATTTTTAATTCCGGCGAACCATTATTCCAATCAACAACTACGTATTGATCTACACCCCCCGACAAGATCGGAAGAGTTTTAGCAGCAACCGTTGCTCTGTGGATGACCCCTTGAAATGTGGGATTGTCGTAAATATGAACTTCAAATGATGGAATATATATAGAATCAGAATATCTAATTTCTTCCGGAGGATCGATCGCTCCTGTTGATACTGGAGTTATTGGATATTTTCTTCCGTACTCATCAACAATATATGCTACGTTATCTGTCTGGAAATTTAAATGAGAAAATCCAATATCGGAAGCCGCAGATGTGTCTTTTCGCTTTAATGATAAACTACCATTCTTAAATCCAGCCATTAACGTAATCTCCAGAAGGACGCCCGAGGGCCATTACCAGAGTATTTAGTTAATTTTATTTTTCGTAAACTCCTGCTTCCATTCTTTCTAATAATGAATAATATCCATCATTATTTCCTGTTCCTGGAATTTCTGTTAAATGATCTTTAGCAATTCTTTCGGCAATTATTGGATCGTCCGTATGTTCCATCTCTACTTTAATACCCATTTTTAATTCTTTGGCATCTATATTCTTCTTACCGCTTTTGTTATATTTTCCTTTATTAAAAAACGAAGTCAACAATCCATAGATAATATTCTCAAATTCGTGAGCATCTATTCCCAGCTTTTCTGCTAGTGCGTGAACATCCGTGTCTTCTACTTTTGATTTTGTGGCGAATAGTTCAACAACCGCTTCTTTTGGACTTCTCTCTTTTGCTTCTTTTAGATATTGTTTAAAATTCATGCGTCTAACCCCGACTTAGTAATTCCCAATCGTTTCTCAACATATTCGACTGTCTTTTCTATTATTTCTTCAGGAGATTCGTATCTGGTTCTAAAGTAATCCAAATACTCATCTAAAATATTTTCATGTTCCACTAATCCATTAATTTTATCAACAATTGCTTTGATTCTTTTAGCCAGTTTCTTTTCGTCTGTATCCTGAGACTCGTCTTCAGATTTCTTATAAACTTTTCTAATATCTTTCTTTGGTAATCTTCTGATAGGATCACCAATTTTTGAATAATACTGATACGCCCCCATGGAAGTAGTGTTAATAGCTGGAACGCTCGTAACATCTCCAGAATCACCAACATCTCCACCAGCGTCTCCACCACCATCATCTTCTTTTACAACATTTGGTTCATCTATCTTAAGAATCTTTTTCAAAACAGCAACAACCAACGCATAAAATCTATCAGAATCTTCTTCGGGTGTTAGTTCATACTTCTTCTTAACCAGCTTTTCCGACTTGTTCCAAAGCTTCTCAACCTTCTTTACTGTAGTATCCGCTTTCTTAGCAAACGACCGCATTATAGGATTTGGCATTTTTATTCTCCCACCTTAACATATTTTATCATTTCATCACCCAGCAACTCGCCATACGTATAATCACTTGGAGGATTTGCTGAAACATCCATCCCCGAAGTAGAATATCTCTCAACATTTACACCATCGTTATTATACCAGTAATTTGTTTTTATATATTTAATTATATAGCTTTGTGAGACGGGACGATACATATATCCATCCACCGCGAAAGTCATCGTAGAATTAATGTAGCGGCTATCCTCTTCACTCATTTCCTGTGGATAGTCGTAAGAAACGTCCCCCATCTGAACTTTCATATTTCTCTCAATATTCAAAAACGAAAATTCCTTCACTCTCAAATGTAACGAAGGATTGAACGCTGGTAAGATGTTTTCAAGAATCTGAGAATTGTCGCTCATTGATTCTGTTTTTACCTGAACCGTGAATGTAAATGTGTATGGAACTGGTTGAACATCGCTCCAAAATTGGTCATGCGCGGATAATAAAGCTTGGTCATAAAATTGCCGAAGTTCTGTTACGCCGGTTGCCCTATCCGAATCGTATGAAATTCCCGTTAATTCAACCAAGATCGATGGAAATGATGGATAATATTTCTTACCCGATTCTCTCTGAACTTGAAATAAATAATATTTTTCGGCAGGGCCAAATTTAACAGGAACATCTATTATCTTTACAACATTTCCTAAAGAATCATACCTGTAGCATTTGATTGAATTAAACATATCCAACAAAGCTATTGTGATATTTCTGATTTCGTTCTTGTAAAAATATTGTTCTAACATATTTTACTTCACCTTCAATATTTCTAATAATTGAGAACGAATGAAACGAATTTCTGAAATCTGCTTCTCAAATTGTTCTAAATCAGTTGTGTCTATTTCCGAAATCTTTTCTGAAATGATTTGATTTGATTCTTCTAACAATCCCCGAACCTCTTCCGTCAATTCAGAAACGAAAAGAGAATCTCGACTTAACGAAGATTCTCCTAATAGATATAAAGTTTTAGAATAGTTCTTCATCAAACTATTTATTAAACAAATTAAATCTCTGGTTCCGGTTCCTCAACAGGAATTTCCTTCTCGGCCTTCTTAGCCTCCTTCTCTTGTTCCCTCTTCATTCTCTCCGAAACATTCTTCGCCAAAGCTCCAACTTTCTTCTCAATGATGTCTCTAAGATTGTCAGCAATAGTTTTCATAGACTTTCTTTCCTCATCTGTAAAAACCTTGTCTTTGTTCTTGGATGATTCATTGGCAGCATTTATCTTCTTGCGAATGTCAATCAAAGCCCGAGAAACGTCGCCAGAAGCATTCAAATTTCCTTTTACACTCATAGCCGAAAAAATATCAGCAAACCGAGAAATGATCTCCTCAAAGTCCGACAAAACATCGGCGGCATTGTTAAAAGCTAAATCCGAAACATCTTCAGCTTCATTCAACTTCTCTTCAATATATTCCTTAAAATCCATTTTAGTTTTCTCCATATATACATCTATTTAGAATAATAACGAAGCATGAGCAGCCATGTCAGAAGTGGAAGAATCAGCTTTATTTCCATCCGGATTTCCCGCAGAAGGTGGAACGTATGCTGACTTTTCCGGCAGTCCTTCCAAAATTAATAATGCGTGAGATGTACTATCAATATTCTCTGTTTTAGTCTCTACCATCTCGCGTAAAGAACTCTTCTCTCCCTTTTTCTTAAACTTAGAAACTTCACTCAAAAGCTCACCGACCAAATTCAATGTATCTCTATCACCATTCTTGGCAAGCTTCGCAACAATTCCTTCAATCTTTTCAATATCCATTCAAATTATCCTTTCTTAAGTGTTTGTCCAGTTGTTAAATGGGTCTTTAGGAGCACACTCAGTTAGAGCCGGAGTATATAAAATCCCATCTTTGTTGTTATTTATCCACGAACCAATGTTAAATAAATCGCTCTGGTCAACGTAACTCGGCAAACTTCCCATGTCAGCAGAAGTCGCAGGATTAACCGTTTGATGCTTGTCTACATATACCCTAACTGTTAAATCCCAACTATGCTTTGCTTGAAGGAATTGTTCTTCTTCAGCTTTTACAGATAATATTTCATAGTAAACATCATTATATTGACTCTTAATCAAATCACCAATCTTTGGCAAATACGAACCAGATGCTGCGGCAAAATGCCTCTTGGAAATGAAAATGTGAAACTTGTCAACCCACAATTGACCCTGAGTTGAAAATGATTTTGTTTCTCGCGGGAGATCAAAATAAACCATTACCTCAAAAGAACGCTCAATCTGCTGAGACATGTCCTCTCCGAAAACTTTATCATATGATGTGTTAATGGAAACGGGAAAGAAATGACAGCAAACGCCAAAATTATTAAATGCTTCTGTAACTAATAAATCATACAACTTGCGCTCATTATCATATGCAGATGAAAAATGATTGAACTGCCAAATTGGATCTATTCTTGGAAAATCAGAAAAGTTGGGCATATTTTCCCTCTCTCCTTAAATCACTTATACGCAAAGTATCAAATTCTTTAGTAATATTAAATTGTTCACATATTTGTAGTAATTTATCATTTTTTTCTATAAGACTCCACACAATTCTATCATTTTTTTCACCATTTTGTTTTTGTGAAATCCATCTAAGATTTTCAACACAATAACATAATCTAACATGTTCTTCATTACGTAAATCAAAAACAGCCACGGGAATTATGTGATCTAATTGATAATGCTTATATGGTCTAGTTCCAATATTATTGATAATGTGTTGTATATCTATACCATATTCTTTACATATTTTATTTTTAGTAGCGTCTTGAGAATTAAAAGCCCCTCTGACATTTCTATGTATAATCATCTTAGCACAATATATCGGATCTTCCAACATGCGGTTTTTGTTTTTTTCTGTTTCTTTTGTTCTATCTCTTTTTTTCGTTCGTTTTTTTTCTTTACACGTTTTACATATATTCTCAAACCCATCTAAATAATTATTACTTCTTTTAAAATACAAAATTAATTTTGTTTCATTACATTCCTTACATTCTTTATGTATTATTTTGACAGACATTGTTTTATTTTTGTTAGAAATTCTCTCCAATCTTAAATTTCTTATTATTCCCGAACAATGTTTACATATTTTTGATTTTTTTCGAAAATCATCTAGCGTATATGATTTTGAACACTCTGTGCAAAATTTTCTGTCCAGATCAGTTTTTGTATTCTTTTTATAATTTTTATTTTTATATTTTTTATTGGTCTTATATAAACACGATTTACAATAACATGTTAATCCATCCGAAGTTTGGTTGTTTTTTATAAATTCATTTTGTTTTTTTATAGTATGACATGAATGACAAAATTTATATCCAGGGTCAACAACCGGGATATTATTTTTAATCAGACGTTTATTACTTAATCGCATTTCATATTCGTTACAACAATCATCACACCAATCTAAAATTCTATTATTTATTTTTTTGAATAATGAAATATCTTTGATGTTATCACATTTTCTACATTGTTTACACATATTTACTCTATCCCACCATCATTATTGGACTATCACCTTCAAGGCGCATATTTTCCAAAGCTTCTTTTTCTTCATCAATTCCTTGTTGACGAATATCCGATCCTGTCAAATTTCCTTGCCCCGGTAACGAAATTGAATATTTACCAAGCGTATTTCCCCATATTTTCTTAACTTTAGCAATTACAAGTTGTTTTACCAAAGGGTGGTTATATAAATTTATAGCACTTTCTTTTTTGAAAACCATTAACACTCCAACATCATCTTGATTTGGTGTTGGTCTAATTTTCAATCTTTGCGAGCCTGTGTCGAAATCGCAAACATATTTTCTCTGAAACATTTCTTGAATTTCTGACAAGTACATCATCTGAATCATGTAATTCCCAAGAACACCTGATCCGCCTAAATTAGCAACACCACCGTTTACCGTGGCTCCAGTCATCGCCCCATTCTGAAATTGGTTATAAAGTAGCATATGGGTAGGAGAAAATAATGTGTTGATATTATATATTTGATTTGTCAGTTGAATGTCAAGAACAGCATCAATATCCATTCCTGATAAATCATACGCAGAAACATTCGCACTCAAACTAATTGCCAATACATCTCTAACAGAACCTTCTCCGATATTATATCTTTGAAATTGCTGTATAGAGTCATATATACAATCTGAAATATTCACATCAGCAACTTCAACGTTTATAACAGGATTGCCAAGCATCCTACGAACATAACTAATAAATTCCGCTTCGTTTGTTATCAATCCCATTTTTCAACATCTCCTTAAAATTTCAAATCTTTAAATTTGGCGTCGTTCTCTTTCTTCTTTTGTCGTTGAATTTTTCTTTTTTCGGCAGCACTAACATCTTCATAAACCTTTGGACGACCCTTCTTTCCTTTTTCCTTTTTCTCTTCTTCAACAACCAGAACGTTTTCTTCCGGCTTTTTCACTTCCACAACGCTTTCAACAAATAGACCATCTTTTGAATTGTCTTCCGAAAATAAATCTAATTGTTCTAAACTATCTGGGTGAGATATATCAGAACTCATGTTAAACTCCGAAACAATTTCACTCTGAATATCCTCTACAAATAATTCTGTATCAACCGCTTCGGTAACAACAGGCTTCAAATAATTGTAATATAACTTTCCTAAAGCCTCCGGCAAATCCATTATCTCACCAGGAAGCAAAATCTTCATCTCTCCAGTCAAATTATTCATCAACTCAATAGGATGAACCCTAACATTTTCAAATAGCATTCGCGTGCCTTTCTATTTCATTTATTCTTTTTTCTATCAATTCCGCTTCTGTCTTTGTAAATCTGTCTAAATTGTCCTTGATATGTTCAATGGCTAAAGAATATTTATCAAACTTCCAACACTCATACCAAAGCGAGAGAAACTTCTTACGTGAAATTTCCGACTTCATTTCAGTAGCCAATGTTCCAAAGTCCCGAAGAAATTTCTTAATGTCGTAAACCTTCGGAGTAGATTTTGGAAATTTTGTTGGAGTTGTTTTGGAATTTGGGTTAGAATTGGTTTTAGTATATCCATGAGAAATTCTCCCAAATCGCTTTCTCTCTTCTTCTGTTGGTTGGTATAAATCGTCCATGAAGGTATTTATTGAAATTGAGCGTTACACTTCTTCTTTCTTAACTCTCAATAACTCACCCTCAACGTAAGAATCTAAATCCAAACCAATCTCTAAACAAATCCATTCTAAATTGTGAGAACGAATTAAAGATGGGTAGATTTTATCTTGCTTTGATTCATTTTCTATTTCCGATAACCATCTTAAATTGGTTGGATGAAAACACAAAGCAGGATGTTCTGGATTGGTAAAATCAAAAGCACGGCATGGGATGATGTGGTCAATGGATGGTTGGAGTATTCCTTCTGGAGAAGTTCCTAAATGAGAAATACAATCTGACCAATTAACACCATAGTCTTTAGCTGGTTGATTTTTCTTTCTATTCATAATTGTCCACAGACGGCAGCGAAGATTCCTACGCAATCTAAATTCGGGGTCGGTTTTTATTCTCATTTTTACACGATCATTTTTATGTTTCTTAGTTTTTTGATGATATTCGGCGTTCTTTTTACTTATTTCTTCTTTATTCTTACACTTATATTCTTTTCTTGTTTTTCTTATAAGTTCTTTATTTTCGTTATTATATTTCTTAGAATATTCTCTTCGTTCTTCTTTATGTTCTTTTACGTATAATCTACCTCGCTCCTTATTACAAAATTTACACTTAGCATCTATTCCAAATAATTTAGAACCATCATTACATTTGTAAAATTCATCAACTTCTTTTAATTGACCGCAGATAGAACAATACTTATGGGTTGGCTCAATACCTTCATCCAAATACTTTTGACGCAATTCTCTATTTAATCTTCTAACAACTTTATTCTGACCCATGCGAGACTCCTTCTAATCTCATATTATCGCCGGAAAAATTAAATGTTAAAATAAAAAAGGAGAGACATTTGAAAATGCCTCCCCTTTAGTTTTTGTTTTCTACACTAAGGTTTAACTATTACGCTCCAAGAACTTTGTCAAGATTGGAAACGGTAGCTACGCGGTAGTAACGACCAGAACCCAAAAGGGAATCAGTAATGGCAAAACGACTCATTACACCGATATTCACTCCGAAATTATTGGGATCCACTGCTCTATTAAATAATCCAGTTATGTATGGGCTGTAGACAAGTCCACAATCTGAAATTCCTGGACCTTTATAACCGACTAAACAATAATCAGAAGGTGCAAACGCATCTCTATAAACTTTGATAACCCCGTTAATGGTTCCAACCTCTGCGAGAGTGTGAGATGAATTTACATCTGCGGTATTTGCTGTGAACTGTGGTCCAGCAGCCATGAGAGCGGTAGCAACGCGAGGAGATACAATTGCGAAATTACCTGCACCTCTGAAGGTAGCTGTAGCAATATCGTTAGCAAGCTTAACAATTAGATTTACGAGGTTCGAGAACTTTTCCTGAGACCAGCGACCATCGGAAGCGGAAACATCAAAAGATACGGGAGCGGCTCCACCATTCGAAGTATTGACAGCGGCCTGGATCATACGACCAAGGATTTCGCGGTCAAGTTCGGCAGTGATTTCGTAGTTCAGAATGTTCAACATCTCTCTCTCAATCTCAATACCCTGCATAGCCTTTAGGTCTTGAGCTGATTCGAGTGAGAAGGAAGCGCCGAGCTTACGGGTCTTAGCTTCAATAGCAACCTTATCAAGGAATAGCTTCATTGAAGGCATTGTCTTAGCGCCGATGCTCCAAGCTTCAGCGGTGGAAGTGGTAGCTCCGGTTCCAAACTGACCTGCGGTAGCGGTAGTTGAGAAGTTGTAGATTGCGGAAAGAGCGGTTGTGAGAGCTGAGTTAGGGGTAGAACCAGTATAACCCGAATATTCGCCAACCTTACGGAAACCAGCTTCATACTGATCGGATCCGCCGTTAAAAGCGGTTAGTCCGGCGGTCGCTCCGGTAGGAGGAACGCCAGCGACATCGTAAGCATAACGGAGCGCATAAGCGAGACCGAGAGGCGAATTAAGAGCCTGAACACCAACGACCTTATGAGCGAAAAGGTCTGGGAAGGAACGGCGAACGAGAGCAAGAGCGATAGGGCTGAACTTAGCGCCCTCACCAGAGTTCGAACCGAAGTTAGAAGTAGTGATGGTATCTTCGTTTAGTTCCTTACGAATGTCCATGCGCTCCTGGTTTTCCAGAAGGACGGCCATATTCTCGCGAACATCACCCTCAAGAATATTAGAAACTGAGAGCTTTCCAGGGGCCTTAACCCACTTTTCATATGCAGATTTGCGATCAAAATTTTCCATTTTAAAAATCTCCTTTAATGGTAAAAGTATTTATATTTTTTACCGAAATATTTTTTTCTTAGTGTTCCAGTAGATAATTGACGTTCTTGAACTTGATTTCGTCATTATCTTCTTTCTTATCTACAACGACAGTTTCGTTAATTTCATCGACATGTCCGGCGAAAACGTCTGTATTATCTTTTTCATCTAACTCGTCATTCTTGTAGAAAGTATCTTCGGATTCTGTGATAATATCTACAACTGTGTCGATCTTTGAAGAAACCTCATCAAATCCTTTTCCTTCGAGCATGACCATAACGCGATCCTTTTGGGATTCTGTGAGTCCTTCGGTCTTTGTAGCAATTAGGAGTCCGGTTTGAAGCTTCTCAATCTTCTCAGCCATGGTAATCTTTTCTGACATTGTTTCGTTTAGCTTTGTCTTGAGAGTTTCAGCTTCAGACTTAGCGGATTCAACGATACTCTTTCCTTCAGAGTCGAGGGAAACAAACTTGGATTCAAATAGAGACTGGATTCCGACGATAATTGGAGCGTAGGTTTCATTGATTGCGACGGATTCGAGGAGTTCGTCGGAAATCTTTGAAGTGATTTCGAGATCGAGGAACTTGTCGAGCTTGTCAACAACGTTCTCTTCGAGGGACTGAATCTTTTCGGAATACTCTTCCTCGAGTTGGGTCTTGATTTCCGAAACTTTCTCTTCTACTTCTTTAGCGACATAGCCTTCTGCCATTTCCTGAATCTTTTCAATAGCGGTTTCCTTGAAAAGTTCGGTTTTGCGGTCATACTCTTCTTGGAGTTCGGTTGCCTTAGTAGCAAGAGCGGTTTCGATTTCCTGTTTAGTATACTGTTCGGCAAGAGTTTCGAGTTCTGTTTTGACTTCTTCAACGATCAGATCGGCGCGAGTCTTAGCCTTCTCTTCGATTAGCTTAGTGATAGACTCTTCAAGCTGGACGAAATCTTCAGCCGAAAGAGAGTCCTTAAATTTTTCTAGTACGTTCATTTCATTAACCTCCGTAATGGTTATAATTATTTAGGAATTGGTGTATTTATATTTTAGGAGTTTTTGGGATTTCTTGGTGGAATGAAATGAAAAAAGCCAATCTCTTTTATGAAATTTTAAGAAAATAAAAAAGCCCTCACTTTTTATGAGAGATTTTAAAAGAAATGTAAAGAATGAATTAAATCTTACGACGTAGCTGAGAAATGAAATTAGAAAGGTCTTCTGCTAATTGACGAGAACCATGTTTAGCGAGATCCTTTTCTAGATTTTCTACGGCAATTTCGACGATATCGCCATGCTCATTTATGATATATTCTGCATGTTCTTGTATTTTTGATACAAAAGCGTTTGGTGAGCTTGG